GTCATTTTTAACTTTTTCTTTTTCAAAGTTACTTAATATTCCATTAAACTGCAACACAAGAACATTCATATTTATTTTTATTCTCCTTTCAAAATTTAAAATGGTATACACACCCCTGAACGGGGACACTCGGGGCAATTATTATCCTTACACTCTGGATACTCCCATGGATTTTTATCAGAAATAAACCATTCGAAGTCGCCAAATTTAGAAACCGTACCAACCGCAGAATCCACGAGGTTCTTATAGTAACCTACATCAACATCGTCCTCTTTTTTCAGAACGGTTACAACTTCGGCCTCAAGCCAACGATATCCTTTACTTCCAGTAGCGGCATAATATTTACCATCTTTCTCTCGAAGAAGTATACCGCCTCCGCAACCGGGCTTGATCGGACAGAAGGAGCCAGCTTTACCGACGAAGTGATAATTATGCTCATCTGTTGGTACGGTTTCTATCATATCAAGATAAAGCGCAGAGGTAACCGTCTTAGTTTCACACATATCGCTGAATACGATAGGTTTTTTACTGAATAATGTTTTGAAGACATATGGTTGTGCAAACTGAGCGCCAGTTGCGGTCCATTGACCAGCTTTCTTACCGTCTTTGTATCTTGCGATATAGACGGCATCGTTTACCAGACAGAACCTATCATAAGTTGCCTCGTGTTCAAATTTATATCCATATTTCTTTCCGAACTCCATAACAAATTGTATGATCTCTGGAGTTGCGTTTGGAATTTTGATGGAGTCAGTTTTAATATGCGCGACCTTAAATCCTTTCTCCCATACAGCATGCTTCAAATCAATCATAAATAGAGCTCCACGCTTCGCCACTATATTATCAACATTGCGTGGATCTTTAAATTTATTCTCGAATTTTGCCGAAGTTAAACCATAAACAATATTGATTACAATCTTCAACGCGTAAGACAGAGCTGTAGCTTGTTCATCTGTTGTAAGATATTTAGCAAGTATCCCGCCAAGCATTGTCTTCGCTAATTCATAATCTTTATGTTTTATAGCTAAACGTGCGGCTTTGAGTTCCTCATAGTTTTTTGTATATGGTCCGAATATATTCATCTCAATCGCACTGGTTGGATGCATTGATTCCACATCTAAGAGCGCAACATCAACATACATACCTGGCTCAGCATGAACATAACCGCCTTCTCCTGTCTCTTCGCCTCTATAGAAACTCTTCCCATGATCAAATGTATAACCTTCAAAAAACGGAAGCATGCTAACATTTCCATGCCTATCTTTAAATTCTAAAGGCATTATAGTCTTATGTCTTAAAAACTCATGGGTTGTGGTGTCTAGAGTTAATACTGGCTTGGATAGATCAGTATAGATAAATTTATCCTGCGGACGCTTATCGTTACCAAATATAATTTTTGCGGTATGCATTTGCGTAGTATCATTTACAGTTAGCCCACTAAGATCGGCTAATATTTGTCTTGCTACGAAATCTTGTTGTCTCTCGGGGTCGTCAAACACTGCCTCTAACGCATCAACGTCATCGCCACAATAATCAGTTACCTCTAACCATCTTTCTTTTGGCACGGGTTGGTCCCAAGGAATTCCTAACTCGTGGTGGTGGATACCAAGTTCGATTTCAAATTTCTTTAAACTCTGTTTCTTCGATGAATAATCATATACATCTGCGTATGAGATATTATAAGCTTCGCCAAACGTTCCATTACGACTGTTCTTAATTAATCGTTGACTAAGTTCATAAAGTTGTTCGTTATTATAACCTATATAAGCGGCATACAGAATATGATTATCATACCGCCGACAATTGAAACCGACTAATTTAAATCTAAAGAGTTCCTCTACCTCAACGGCTGACGGATTAATCATCTTTACTTTCTGACCACCTTTATGTTTCCAAACAATCACAAAAAGATTAGGAAACACTTCGACATCAAAGAAAGTCAAGATATCTGTCTCATAGTTATTAATCGGTACGCTGATATCGTCTGATTTAGTCTTCATTTGCCCTACACGCTTGATACAGTAGTCGGCCTGATGCGAACTATTGTTGGCGAAGGCTAAGAGCTTAGGACGCAAATCTGTGACGTCATAGGTCAAACCGCTTTTGTATGCGTCATCAAGTATTTTGTAAATAAAATCCACACTTGGCTTGGTGCCCGGATGATATTCTTTATGAAGGTTTTTTTCTATGAGTCGACGTATCGCCTTCTCATTTTTAACCACATCAAAATTAATCATCTTTTCTCCTTTCAAGGGTAATCCTGAGTTTATGGTCATAATTGGTATGTTGTTGCATTTAGTAAGTTTTCTGCGAAGTGACGCTTCTCCAACAGAAACTTTTATTTCAATTCCCTCCTCATAAACCCGACTAAGTTTTGTTGCGTCACCATCGTAAATATAATGGAGATGCAACCCATTACCGCTTTTACTAAATTCGGCATATGTAGATGGCCATTTACTAGCAGCTTCCACATTACGTTCAAGCGACTTATTTCCCTTCTCATCTTGGAGATCAAAATCTATTATTATATGATTACTTGGTACTTTTACATAATGGAGCTTCTTCGTGTTTATCTCGGACAATTTAGTATTATTATTAGACCATTTTTTAGGTGGTATTCCATCATTATTAGCGTATTGTGATGGACAGTTAGCGCACAACTCATCAAATATAGATTCAGTACAATCAAGAACTAATACATTTTGATGTTCCTCTTTTTCCTCTTTGATGTTTGTGAATTTATCTGATATGAATCCCTGATAATAACTTCGCGTCTGTTTTCCCTCGATTCTTGCCACATCCATAAATGTCTGAAAGTAGTTCTTCATCTCCTCCCTAAATTTATGCCGTGGTAACTTAAACTCGATTAATGCTTCATCGCAGTATGTTTTATACATATCATAAGCCTGCGATAAAGAAACGCCATCTTGTTCTTTGAATATCTGATAATTTGCCTCGATAAAATTGAAGAAGACGTCGGTTTGTAATATCATTTCTAAAGGCCGATAACTCGCATAGTAATTCTTACCCATCTTTCTATACACCTCAAGACAATGCGAGGCAATAGCCCCTAACTCAAAATCAACTTGGGACATTAATGCTTGATATCTCTTAGCCGGTATTTTGCGTCCTGACGGCTTCACATCTATGAGACGACGTATTATACCAGATTTTGCATCCGTGATCTTCACGGGCCTGTTAGTGGCCATAAACAAGAAGGAATTAACCCTCGCCGTATACGAAGGTTTATACTTCTCATTCATTGTCATCTCCTCATGTGAAATGATAGAGTTAAATTTCGAGTTATCTTCGATTTTAGATAAGTCGCCATCGTGTTGTATTGCGATAAGAGGATTAGATTTGAAGACTTCTGTGGAGAACGAGTTGCTCGAAGAGGTAAGCGCTTTTGCTTCGAAGGTCGTATAATAACCTTGGAATAAACTTTGAATAATGTTAAGAATTGTCGACTTGCCTGAGCCCATTTCTCCATAAAGGACGATAAACTTTTGAATAATTTTTGCATCCCCTGACACAACAGCTCCAATCGCCCACTCAAGCTTAGCTCGCTCGTCGGGGTCGTAGAGGGTTCCAATAATTTCGTCATACGCATCATAAACTCCTTTCTCAAGTGGATAAGGCAACCGAGTACTAATATAATCGCTCTTTTTTACTTCTGTGTTTACAAATGTTAACTTTTCATCCAACTGATGAGCATTATCGGATATATTTTGCATATACTTCCTAAACATTGCCCAGGACGTAGATGAGAAATCACTCATTAGCTTGACCACTATATTTCCATCTGTCCTGCCAGCCATTTTCTCTTTATGTTTTAGAAGATCTGCATCGACGAGTCTCTGAACATCATACTCATCAGTTGACCATATATTTCTCTCTTCATCCCAAATGGCGTAAAAGGATCTTCCACGAACCATCAAATCCTTCGAACGACATATTCTGAAATCCGGATAGATTTCTACAACACCATTTTTCGTGCTCCTTTCTTTAATTTGATAAAAGTCCATGTGTCACCCTCTTTCGCTGAAAATATATCCTTTAGGTTAAATAAAAAGGTTCACAGCATGTAGTGATAACCCCATTATCGTTCATATAAGAATCTGCCAACGCTATAACTATATCCCCGCCATCATAATGTAAAACGGGAGTCACGCCGTCCGGCTCATATAATTTAAAAACCATCCCTTTTTTAATATCCATACCATTGACCCGAACCCATTCTCCATTTTGTAAAATATACGCTATTCTCACGTTCGGATCGACTGTATTATGGTCCATTCTATTTTTCCTCCTCTTTTCTTGCAAAAATCGTTTTTTGTTACGTTTGTGACACTTTTACACTAATTTTCTAAAACTTTTATATATATTATATTTTCTCTATATAAAGTTTTAGAGAAAAAAGTGTAAAAACGTAACACGATCTTGGAAACGCCCGCCGCTGTAAGGCTGAAGCCTGTTACACTTTTTTTTAAAAACGTCACACTGTGACACTTTTTTGTCACACTTTTTCAAATTTCCGAAAAATCCGAAAAATATTTTTTTCAAAAGTGTCACAAATGTTACGTTTTGTGACGTTTTTGTTACGTTTTGTGACGTTTTTGTTACACTTTTTTTTTCATCATTTTCGTCTCATATTACCCTCTAAATTACCAAATATTACCTATTTTTAACCTATAAAAGGCATCCCCCAGCAAAATAATTCTCGTCCAAATAAGCGCACATTTGATACCAAATTTCAACCTTTCTTTGGTCTTTTTTTGGATTTTTTAGAGGAAATAGACCGCCCTTCCCATTCCTTTTATACGTCCGTGCCAGCACAGCATCTATTAAAACGTCGATTCTTTCTTTACCATACATGTCTTCGTACTTCATATCCGTATATCTGTCAAGACCAAGATTACTCATGATTTCCCAGAACCAACGCTCTGTACGATCACCTTGCTCGCAATCATACAGAATATCCTCCATACGCCTTGCTACACCAATCAACATCTCCAGCATTGAGCAAGGGAAATTCAAAGCATACAATACATTATATCTAGCCTTCTCAGCAAACTGCTCACGCAACTTCAGACCGTCCATAGTCCTGTTATCATCATTAGGTACGAACCATGTAAAATCCCGATTATGCAGAATCCCAGCAAGAATAAAGTAACTGGTACGTCGCGTTTCAACGTTGATAATATCACAAAGATACGAGAAATATTCATCACGAATCTCGGTTTCAAAAGACATTTCTGGATTCGTGTCCCTGTTAACTCTCCTCATTAGGCCTCCTCCTTACTAATATTCGTTTAGATAAAGATGGGGCACTATGAATACCTAAAACCGTCTCTTGATAACTCTTATGGAGACGTACGATTTCATAATCAATACCTAATCGTTCGTTTCGTACGTACACTACATCAGGGTCTTCAGACTGGTCGCCAAAGCATAACAAACCTTCCCCAACAGTACCTATTACGTCCTGAATAATCTCGTCCTTCTCATCAGCTAAAGTGTCATCACCTTCGTAATAGCTGAGCGACAACGTTTCATAATCCTCTCGTTCAGCACCGAATTGTGAAATAGAGATAACATAACAAGATGTATCTTTATCTGCAGGTTCTGGCTCAGCTAAATTTGCCAGCAATCCCTCATTAGCTTTTCTTATTTCATTATAAGGCGTATTTTCTTTTACGTATCTCTTGTATTTCATTCGTTCTTTCAAAACAGGCGGCTCTGAGTTAGAGGTATAAAACCCTTCATCTACTAAATCGGTTCCGTCGCCATGATATTCCTTCGGATCACTACCACCTCGTCCATACACTTCCTTTACAGATTCTATCTCTGATAGGAGAAGGACATCATATTGCTCCTTCAGAACTCTCCAAGTAATAAAAGAGCCTGCACCAGCTCCCAAGGCAAACATTACTATACTTCTTAAATTGGTGTTCATATTAATTCCCCTTTCACTGTTATTTTGTAATGGGTCCCATGCGTTTCAAAATCAGGAATTCTACGAATCTCAACATCTTCGATTTTTAATTTAAAACCAGAGCCCCTCAGTTCGATTGGAGTATCCTCAATCCAGTTTTTTTCGAGGGTTTTGTATATGGTCTCAGCTTCAAGTTCAGAAAAACCGTCGTATATCAATACGGAAAGTTTTTGTCCCTCTTTAAATCTAAAATCCAAATCCACTGGTTATCTATCTCCTTTCAAACGCTTATTATCTAATTTAATATACAACGAGGTGATTACGGCTCCAATAAGAAACCCAGTTATGTTTATTACATAGGCGTCTATTAGATAGGCTACGAATGTTGTGGAGGCATATATTAACATATATCTGAGTTTCTTTGATATTAATTTATTCATATTTAAAATATCCTTTCTAAGTATGTCTTAAATACATATAATCCGGATATACTAATTCGACAAGGAAGGTGTTTGTGACATTAGGAAACGTACAGCATTCTTTATATTTTTTGAATAGAAATACCTGCCATGGGTGTAATAGATGGTAAATATCGTGATAAATATTACCATAGTCATCCACAAAGATATTAGCGCCTACGTCATAATAAAGCATTATTGTGTCATGCGGATCGTAATAATTATAGAAGTATTCGCATAATATCGCCTCTTCGTCATCCTCATAATCAACAGGCATCATGAGAACAAACCCCAGGTGTCCGTAGATAGTAATGTTGACAGACCGGACACCATAAGAAGAAAGCTCGGCTCTTTGATGGAAGAGACTCATATTCTTCTTTCTTTATATATGGAAGCCAGAAAGTCATTAATCATACCTCCTTCTAAAAGGTAACCAACCAAATAATTTCTCGAACGCAATATCAAACACTTCTCGTTCATAGCACTGTTTGCTCTTCTTTTTAGGCGTCTTAGGTAAAAGACCTTCCTTAGCGAGTTTAACATTTGGATTGGTTTTATGTTGGCCCATATCTTACTCCTCCTTTTTCTCATCCAGGGATAAGATTGACTCGGATAAAGCGGCCCCATAATCTAATTTTAAACCGTCCTTTAACCCCTGGGCAATCGCTTCTCCTAAATTACGATCGCGTTCGATTAAGAAATTAGTAACTTCTTCGGGATTGATCTTATATGACCCGTCATAACGCGCGCAAATGATATCTCCACGTTTTTCGCAGAGTCTTAGAAATAGGTCCTCGGGCATATTTAGTAGGGCTAAGGCGGCCTTTAATTCTAACTGATTGGTTTTATATCGGTAAATAGTCTCTACTAATTTAGCTATTATTTGTTCTTCAATAGTCAGATCGTTTAGATCTTCTTTTAAACCCCTGATCCTTGCTTCTTCTGCTAACTGAGCAGTTCGGTTATATTTATGTTGTCCCATATCACATTTCTCCTTTCAAGAGTTAGTTATCAACATCATGATGAATGTCGGAAATATAACGATAAATATTCTCAATGTCAGTATTACCTATAGGCATAGCATTAATGTCTAGGTTAGTAGCTGATGAAAAAATCTTTATTCCGTTTACATCTACATTCTCGGCTACAAATATCCAAGGAAAAGAGACTCCCTCTCTGTCCAGAAGAGCCATAATCTTATCAATTATATCTTTAACATGCGGTCCCATATCACATTCCTCCTTTCAAGAGTTAGTTATCAGGCCAATACAACTCTACAAGGAACCTATCGGTGACATCAGGAAAGATATAGTCTCTCTTGTAGTGTTTGAACAGATATATCTGCCATGGTTTTAATAAATCGTATATATTATTTACCACATGACCAAACGATAGATCAATAAATATATTCCGATCAGGATCATATTCGAGCGTGATGCTGTCGTCCAGATCATACCCGAGGTCGAGAAGGGCATCGAGCATCTCATAATACTTCTCACACACTTGATCATATTCTTCATGCGAGACTCTGTACATCTTAATGTTCCCGTAAGAATCTAATCAACACCCAAATTAACCAAAGACCACTGGTGAGTATAGTCATAACAAAGTCAAACATGATACCTCCACATGATTGTTTTCCCATTTTTCATTCTCCTTTCAAGAATTTATTATATTTAAATACGCCTATCCATCTTGGTTTTAATTTTTGTTTTCTCTTTTTCGGTCAGCGAATAATTTTCATCCATCATCTTTAATACCGTACGACAAGGTTTATGACATTTCAATTGACGACGGCAGGGTCCACAATAAATCACGACAATCTCATTTTGATCCATTTTCAACTCCTCTCAAGGGATTAGTTATTTATATAATAGATCAAGAAAAGCTTTTTCGTGGGCATCGGGTACACCCGAAAATTGATCCATAATACAGCAAGCAATATTACTCACCCACGAATCATAATAACTCCCAGGTTCTTTATCAACAGATGCTTTCTTTAGAATATCAACTGCTAATGGTACCGGATTTTTAAGGGTTTCTTTTGAGAGTGACACATTTTGATATAAGGCCTCCCTTGGTTTGCATTCCGGATGGTGGTCTACTAAATAAGAATGTCTGCCATTATGGCATTCGCAGGGCATCGTTGGATACCGGAAATAAGTTCGTTCTAACGCACCTTTTTTTCCACATACTTGACAGATTCCATACATAGTATCTCCACTCATCATTCATTCTCCTTTATCGTTATTATAACGCCCACAGACTTGTTCATGTTCGCAACTTATCGTCGTGATAACATCAAATACCTTATTATCACTATATATTTTATCTTCTTTGACATTGGTTACTCTATGCAAGCACGCATTGCAACACTTTTTAAATGTAATTTTAAGCATAATATTTTCCTTTCTTTTAAAGACGTCCATAGCCATGCAAATACAAATGCGGGTAGTCCAGGATATCTCGTTCAAAGCATCCCGAACCAACCGCATTCAATCCATCCCTCTCTCAAATCAAGTCGTAGATAATCCCATTTACGTTGAAGTCTAATAGAATTGATCGTTCATCACCATTAATGAAGTTATGGGCGCCTTGCCGATCGTCATATAAACCGAAATCAACATAATTGTCTCCCTCATCATTTATAACCCAACCGACTACTGCGCCACCCTTTGTCCGTTCATATCCTAACATGTCATATATTTCATTTAAGAATACGTGTCCACGAGCCTGGAGTAAATCGTTAGCCCACCGCTGGGAGTTCTTAAGAAAGAGGAGATTGTACTGAGGATCTTTCTTCCATTGATCACAACCCTCATCAAACCAACGGGCATATTGACTGATTCCATTCGGATCGACGACCTCTAAAGTCTCTTTAACTTTCTTTTTTTTACCGTTTTCGTCCTCTTTAATAACGGTAACCTGCTCCTCATGAATGCCATGCCTGTATTGGTAATCCTTATGCTCGCCAAATTCTTCGATTACGCGGTTGCGGTAGCTGGTGAAACCCTGTTCAATCGCTTTGTATGCCGCCATTAGTGCGATGTTACGTTTACGCATAATATGGTTAGCACCATATATACAAGCGACAGAGGCAACGCCAAGAGTGATGACCGGAGCGTACAATTTAATCAGAGACACGGCAGATTTGGAATAAACAATGGTCAGATCTTTTCTGTAATCGGCGTCTGAGTAGATTATTTTCCCATTTTCGTTCTCTGTATAAGCCTCGGGGCTGTTTTTAACTTCTTTTAAGACATCAATATCTTTTCGGGTCTCATTAAGAATCTCCTCAGCCTTGGTGGTTATCTTACAGATCTTAACGGTGCTAACTACCAGACCGATCACGCCAACAGTGGTAAGGATCTCAGGACTATATTTTTGCAGGATAAGTCCGCTACGTCCAGCGGCTTTTGTTAAGGATATCTTTATTAAGTCTAATTTATTCATTGTTATTTTCCCCTTTCGAATCGTTTTTTAGAAATTTAAATGCGTTTTTTAATAAACTCATATTTGGGAGTGGTTTTTCAGTTTCAAGGGTAAATCTCGGCAAATATTGATAAGGATTTTTGATTTGTTCGGTTAAAGTACCGAAAAGGTTAACAAAAGATTTTGCATGATTAATATCTTTTGTATGGGTACAAGACATGTTGCATTCTTTACAGGCACGCCGGTCACAGATATAAAGGATATTTGGTTCTGTCTCCGGCTCAATCCTAGTTGATTGTTCTAGACCGATTATACAGTTTTTTATAGCTTCTATTAAAAGTTCATCAGAGTCTCTCTCTCGACTACCAAAAACCCGTGTTACTGATTTACCTGTTTTTTTATCAGTCACAGTGAGGACATCGGAACCAGCGGGATTTGGAAATTCAAGGGACATCTTATATCTGGTCCCTAATAAATTTGATATTACCTCTGAGGGTTTTTCGTCCGGCTTCGGTGGCAGTGGTATCCAATGTGTAACCTTAACCCCGCAATATTTCTCAAGGGGCGTACGGAACCAACCGGCATACCATACACCATCCCTTAATTCCGCTACACACGGCACGCCATAATAGGTCTCTTGGCCTACAATTTTAACTTGTACAAGCACCCAGTCATACTCAGGTTTCTCTGGTAATCGCTCAGTAACAGAGATCCATTTATTATTCATTATTTATTCTCCTCTTTTATTATTTTCCAGTCTTATTAAAAACCTCTAACCGAGCCTTGCACATAGGTTGATTCGCAGCCGCCTCAAAAGATATCCCATGATTTTTAGCATACGCCTTAACATATTCAACATACGGACTAAGCACGGTCTCTTTATAATTGTTATTGTCTATTACGTTTTCTATCTCAAAGTTAAAGATACATTGCTCAACGGCGCATAACAAGACATCATGTTGCGCGGTCTCGGCTTCTATTGCGGGGAAACTCACTTGGCTATTTTCCTTACCATTGCTAACCCTAACTATATATTTCCCGCAACTCCCACTATACTTATCGAAACGTACTCTCATTTCGTACTTACTACCAAGCAGTTCTAATATTTTGTTCATTTTCTTACCTCCGATGGTATAACATGCTGTTTAAATATCTCAAATTCCTCCGAATAATGTTCATTTCTGTTTAATATCTCGGACGGCACCCCGAACAGTCCGGAAATGTTCTCTTCTATCTTCGCTCTCATATCTGCCGCTATCCGTCGTCCGAGTTCTTCGGGGAGTTCCTCGATTTTTATCCTATCCGTAACCTTTATAGTTCTAATACCATATTTAACAGCAATATGCTCCATAACTTTTATTACCTCTCTAATCCAACAGGATCGCTTTAGGTAATATGAGCAGATATTGATCTCTCACATGATTAATTCTTGCTTTTTTAATGTCCGTCCAACCATATTTAGTATCGATGAACGAACTCTCAATGCCTACTAAATCGTAAACATCACAGAGCGTGATTGTCTTGTATTCTTTGATTAGTTCTAAAAGATTGGCCAGAACTTCCTCGGCCTCTTTCTTAGTGTCGAATATCAGAAAAGGTCTCTTTTTATATTTTCCTACTTTATTCCTCTTTATATGAACAAAAACGGCGCCTATTATAACGCCAATAACCATATGCAATAATTGCACCCTACCAATTCTATTCATATTAATCATAGTGATTTCTCCTTTCAATCTTTTATTTTAAATTTAGAGGTAATCCAAACACTGTATAAAACTCTTCTTCGATTCTTAATCGTATATATTCTGCCATTAATCGTTTTTGTTCCTGTGTTATTTGCGATTTTGCGCGCTTACGATTCTGCCATTTCTTTATTAATTGAGATAGAAACATATTACCCTCCTAATCCAACGGTAATGCGCGAGGCAGATCGATTAAATATCCATCTCTTACCCGGCTGACAGATGCTCTGGATAGGTTAGTCCAACCATATTTGGTATCGACAAATGAACTCTCAATGCCGACCAAATCATATAAATCAGCAACGCTAGCTACATCATAATCCTCCACCAGATCAACAAGAGTGCTCAGAACTTCCTCGGCCTCACCTCGGGAGTCAAGAACTATATCATCAAAATTGTGTCGGGCACGATTGCGTGATGATGGTTCACGTCTATCTTCCTTATCGTTCCTATACGAAGCTTTGTCATATCTTACATATGATCTGCCCCCTCCTCCACTACCACCACGACCTCCTCGATATCCTCTCGTCTCCCCGCGCAATAACACCTCAATGCTTCCTTTAACAAGATCTTCTAAGGTGTCTTTTGCCGCCGGGATAAGGACATCATGTATAATGTAACCTGATACACTGGGAACATCAGAACCAAGAAATGTGTCAGCGAGCTTTCTGAAGAATGATTTTTTCTTTTTTACAACATGCCCGCGTATTATCTTTTCTACCTTTTCCCTCTTCGGTTTCTCTCTTTCCTCCCCACGTTTTCGGTGTGAGTTTCCGGGGTAATTCATAACTATTTTTTTCCCATCATCCACTATAAGTGATCCTCCTTTCAAAATTTAGTTTTTATCTAAGACTCTCATGAGTACATTGTCCTAATTTATGGGCATAATAATGCTCACAATCAGGACACCAAGTATAAAGTTTCTGACTCTCCATTGAAAGTTTATCATATTCCTCCTCACTGATGTATGAATATGCCATTATTTATGCCTCCCTTTTATCAATACCAAAATTATCTATGTCAAAGTAAAAAAGTAAGCATTTGCTTACTTCTCTTGATACTTAAACTGCTGTTTTAGCTTTAGCATTTGCTACTACATCGTTGAATGCGTTAACAACCTCATCGACTTGACTTTCCACGTGATCAGCCGCTATCTTACCAGCCATACCACAAAATACCATCCCTGCAACCGTAATACAAACCTTTGTTAATGGATTTGCCTCGCTGTCTGAGGTGGATTTTATTATATTTCCTATAATTGCCGTTGTTCCTATGGAAGTTATCAAACCTAATGTTCCTTTTACCATATCAACTTTGTTCATGTTAAAACTCCTTTCAAGCGTTTAATTTCTTTCATTATACAATGTGTTATTTTTGCGAGAAACCACGGGTGTTTACGGGAATATATGGGATTTTATATCCATTATTACTTGAGTAGAGGTTCAGGACTGCGTTACGCATTATGCGTTTTCTATATGAAGGCCAAATATGATTTACTATAGCCGCTGTTGCTAGGAGAAGGACAAAGGCTCCAATTATATATCCAGAAACTAATAGTATAACTACTGTATTGTCACTCATTATATCAATCCTCTCATTAACAATCATTAATTCTTTTTAAAAGTTTATAATTGAAATCCTCATTCTCAGAATCATATTGAAAGTTATGGCCGAGCAATCTTTTTCGCTTTTTCCTTGTGTTTTCTCCTGATATGTAAATCTAGGTCCTAGGACATATGTTGCACCCCAAAGTGCAGCATTAGGACTTATATAAAAATATAACGGCACCCAGTAGATACCCCGACCATATGATATTTTATCGGTAATCCCACAAGGGATAGGTAAACGAAAACAAATATATCCATACTTCTTCGTCCAGTAATGGCAACCGAAATGCATAGCATTATCCCCAAATACTGTTAAATTACCAATAGAGAAATGGCCTTCTATTGATTTAGCGAACCTTCTTAATATCTTCTTCACGATGTGCCCTCCTTTTAAAGAAATGAAAAAGAAGGTGCTATGTTTTTCATAACACCCTCCTCTCCCTATTCATATTTATTCGGCTTCAGTTTCTTCTTCAGATATGACTGTTGCTTCAGCATCAATGTAATCCTCATCAGCATCACCTGAGCCCATAACTGCATTCGCGACTAACTTTAGTCCGACTGCAACTATTCCTCCAATGATTACCTTTTTGATAATACCTTTGTTGCTGTTCAATACGTTCATAATCTTTTCCATTATTCCTATCTCCCTTCAAATATGTTTATTAGGTTTCATTATACCGTGTGTAAATTTCGCGAATTAAATACTCTGCGATAACTCCCTTAGATCACTGAGTATGAAACTGGTCTGATTTAGATTATCACCCGCCCACTCATGTAAACTTAGTTCCGGCGGCCAGGGTTCGGAGGTACAAGCTGTTTTGGATAATTCAGGCCCAGTTATTTTCTTAGTAATTTGCCTGATAACATCTCGTATTTCATTAATATTTTGTGCAGTATTAATCAGTTTCTCGGTTAAAGTAAATTCATCAATTTGTTTTGGTTCCATTATATTAAATCCTCCTTCAATTTCAATATATTAATTATAATATGTATCCTTTCTATTTATATTTTTATTAAAATAACCATAAAATGAATTTTACGGTTAAAGCAACAACGCATAGCGACATACAAAATAAAGTTATGTTAGTGAATATGTGACTTAATTCAGATGAGTCCTCCTCGTTTTCCTTTTCTTTTTTCCTCTCCTCCATTTATATAATATCCTCCCCAACAACTTATTTCTAATAATCTTGGTGATTATATTCTGGTTTACGATGATACCCAACAACTAAACATGGTACGCCTTTTGTCGTTAACTGGGATGAGAACCTGAACTCCATAAGACCGTCCTTAGCATACCAACCGAGGTCTTCGCCAATATCAGAATATGGCAGGTTGAGTTTTTCATACACGTCGTTCATAGAAATAAACCCGTCATTCATGAGGTCGAAGTTTAATTCGTTTTGTATTCGACGTATATTCTCTATATCATCATAGAAATATCGTCCAGATATAGTCTCAAAACAAAGCATCTCCCCTTTACCGGTGATTATAACCTCACTATCTTTGACGGGGTTCTTATTGATTGTATCCTCGTCGATACTATCCTTTATTTTCTGTTCTTTCGCCACCCCAATAGTCTCAATGACTTTTGATTGGTATTCTTTGAGTGCGACTTCCGTTAACGAATACGCACTAGCTAGGGCGGCGTTACGTCGGAGATTAATAGAATTTGCGCCTATGACACATGCGATCGTTACTCCGCCCATAATTATAGTTGGCACATAACAGCGCCACGTGAGTTTGATGATTTCCTTCTTAGAAGGATGACTTTTTCTCCATCCCTTTCCCCCTAAAATTTGATACGCTTTTGGTGTAGCATTTATTGCCATACCGACAGTCGTGAATAGGCCCGCAACGCTTATACCAGTAAGAATCGTGGGTGAGTTACGGGCCAGAGTTCGTCCGATGTCCTGGGTTGCCTTCTTAAAACCTTTACCGTTCATAGTGAATCACTCCTTTCAAAAATTAAATAAAAGAAAAGCACGTCTCTTATCGTCATAAGTGTTCTTCCTTTTGAACTATCTGTGACCTTTTCTTTCATTATACAGTGTGTAAATTTCGCGAATTTAAACCCCTATTTTAAAGACGGTTTCAGATTTCTTGGTGATACCATCGGCGATAGACCCATATATTTTTGAAATGCTCGAGAGTCTTTCTTTAAAGTCGTCCAAAATGGAATCCAGGTTATCATCAAATTTCGCAACAACCATTTCTTTAGCTTTCTCTCGGACTTCCTCTTTTAGTTTTCTAAGGTCAATATCAGCTACTTGTTCCGCTATTTCGTCCGAAACAGAAGACACGATACTAGACTGAGCTAAATCAACCTCTGCTTTAACTGCATTGTGAATATCCGTACGGGCGGTATAACTTATTTCCCTAGAGATATTTTTTACGGCTTTTGCGACTTCCTTTTCAACTGCAACATTAACGGCCTCGTTCATCATGGTGTCTGAAATATCAAGAGTGATTCCGTCTGCCATCTTGTTAATCAGGGTTCTCTCGAGTTTTGCTTGATTATAGAAACTATAACCAATACTGATTAAACCTAAAGAGATTCCTACAATACTTAATTTTTGGGTGGTGTTCATGCATTATTCTCCTTTCAAAATTTACTTTAAAGTGTAATGGTGACTATCTTATCGGGATTCTCTTTTACCCAATCCAACCAAAGACCTTCCAAATTCAAGGTGGGATGTCGAGTGTCGAACCATTTAATTGTCCTGTTAAACCCGGCTATGACGCCTTTATTAAAAGCCACCTTTTGCATATGCCGTACATAGCGGTTATACGTGACCACAGCAACCACGACGCCTCCCAGAACAATTATTCCTTTGTGTTTGTCAACGAATTTCGTTCCCTTTTCAAACATTATAAACCCTCCTTTTTATTTAACTAATATATTCGACCAGCGTCCTTCGCGTTTTGTACACATATCGTAATCCTCCAAGAATTCCTTCCAACTACGCCACAGACGATTTTTACGGTGAATAACAGATTCTAATTTAGGCATCTTCACACGGCACTTCATATAGTTTCTTTCTCCCCCACATTTGGCCGTAAAATCTTGAAAAATATTAAAACGTTTGGCGTCATCCGTATCTGTTAGGATATTCTTGAGTGTATTTTTTTTGATGTTTTCTTGGATGGTATTCTTTTTCTCTTCTTTAGATGTTTTTTCAATGAGGTTTTGTACATTCTTAAGTTCCTCTATTTTAGCGGAACAACGGGCGACCTCCTCCTTCAAATTGCGCATTTCACTAAGATGATGTTCCCTCTTATTTTCTAGTTCCTCAATTCGACAGTCTAATATAACTCTTAGATTCATGGTGTTAAGTCCCCTTTCAAAATTAATTGTTATTAAGTAACCGGCTCTGCCACCACCGTTATCGTAGTGGCAGAAACAATACTTCAATAAATTATGAGAGAATGTTGTTTTTTTGGTACCATACATATAGTGCTTAAAATTTTTTATGTAATTGTCTTAGGCCAATACGCATGCCTTACATAACGAACAACCCCTTTCAAAAATATAATAAAAGGATGACTACGATCTACTAATTTTCAATCTGTATCGCTCGTCTAACCAAGCTATCACCCTTTCATTATACCATGTGTAAATCTCGCGAAAAAGAGGGAGCTTAGGCTCTCTCTAGAAATTAATTGTTTTTATTTTGTCTGGATGTTCCTTAGCCCATTTTAACCAAAGAGCCATTAATTCATTTCCAGGTATTTCCCTATCAAACCATTTTATTGTCTCCTCGAAACTAACTATAGCCGCTATTTCTGCACCTTTACTAAATCCTTTTCTATAGATAAAGCGCCCAGTAATAGCCGATATTAATATAGTTCCTCCTAAAGTAATAATGATCTTTTTGTTTTCCTTAACAAAATTACTAATACTCTCTTTAGTTTTCATAAAACATTTTCCTTTCAAAATTTATTATTTCTATTATGACATGCGTTTTTCTTACGAAAAAGGAGAGGCTATGTTTAAGCCTCTAAATAAATCATTCATTAACCTTTAATACAACTGTCCAATTTGAAGCAGGGGTTTCATAATATATATGCTCATCTGTACGTACGTCAAAGTATTTCACACCATTTTTTATGTAGACAGCAATAACTACTCCAGTAGTCTCATTATTTATATTTTTTACCTCATCTTGATAATCTGGTAATGGGACACTCATAATTTCACTTCCTTTCTTATTTGCTTTTCAGCACTATCTCCGCGCCACATGCTAAATATCCACAGGCGTCTACGTACGTATCCTCTTTAGGAGCTCCGGTTTGTAATCTCCCTATCTTGAGCAAAGTCATCATGATTGCCACGTCATGGGCCGATATTTCTATGTCCAACCAACAGCTCCATAACTTAGCAATAGCTGTGAAATTTTCTTCGGGTGTTCCATAATCTGCCTCACGATCACCACAAATATAAGTATTGGCCGTTTCTAATATTTCGTTCCTAGTCATTATTTTTATCTCTTTTCACATAAGCAATTTTAGCATTTTTAATCATACGGCTACACAACAAGCAAGGTTTACCGCTAGCCTCTGATCCGTCTTTTACATTAGTTCCTACAATATAAATAGTGGCTCCGTACATATCTATTGGATTCGCATTGATGATTGCATTTTGTTCGGCATGAACGGCATGACATAATTCATATCTTTCTCCCGCCGGAATATTCTTTTCTTCCCGCTCACAATATCCTTTATCGCAGCAATTTTCTTCTCCTACGGGACTTCCATTATAACCAGTTGATATGATTCGTTTATCCTTAACTATAACTGCCCCATATTGCCTTCGTAGACAAGTAGACCGTTTAGATACGACTCTTGCTATCTCCAGGAAATAATTATCCCAGTCTATTCTACCCATTACTCTACTCCTTCCATCCTAACAGGTATATCTTGCATCTCTGGGTGTCTCTTCTCTGTCCATATAGCGTAGGCCACGTTCCACATAGCCGCCCTTAAATGAGGCTCGTCCTTCATCCCACGTAAGTAACAGGACAAATGCCGTATGGCGCTATCTATTAGGCTATGTATAGGTATACCCTTCTCGCAGTTACGCTCACCATATTTAATAGCTCCTTGTTCGCAATGTAAGGCTAACTCATGTACTGCTTCCCAAGGTACCAAATCATAACGTCCTTTTCCTTCTTGGATATCTCTTACTGCTCCAGTCTCAAATTGACGTCTTTCCCCACTATCTTTGATGTTTGAAATATCTTGTTTAATATATTCAGAGTATTCGCCCATTTTTATACCTCCATTCCATTAGTCACTATATTTTTGAAATATTCAACGCCCGTTACACAACAAACGGATGCCAGAATTAAACTTTTTGTTCCTATTTTCATAGAATCTCCCTTCAAGAAAATTTAAATACTATTTGTAAATCCTGCGAAAGAAAGGAAGCCTAAGCTTCCCTCTGATATTATTCCTCTTTAAGTACTATTTTGCATTCTGTGCAGTACGCTATATCTTTTATAGATTTAACTGTACTTGTAGAATACATTTCCCTCTCGCATTGAGGACAAACCATTATAACTCATCTCCTTTCATTATAGGGAGTGTTATTTTTGCGAGAGAGAAAAGAAGAGGCCTAAGCCTCAATCTTCTAGTTTTGTTCATTAAAAGGATTTACTAATTTTCCTTTGGAAATATACCGTACTTGCGCAGATAACGGTTAATGCAACCCCCATCATTACTAATGCTATTTTTCCATCGTTATTCATTATAAAAACTCCTTTCAAATAATTTCTTCTATTATACTCTGTGTAAATTTCGCGAAAAGAAAAAGAGAAGGCGCGCTGTTACGCACGCCCCTTGATTAAATATCCCATTGCTTTTGAGGTTATGATGTTTATTTTCTCATATCCCAGTATAAGCCCAAGCCCAATCAAATTCCCACCCACAAGCCATTTTGTATCTGGTTTAACTTTACAACTTTTTTCAGTGTCTTTTAAAGTATTAAGTTTTACCAAATTTTCGCTCATGGTCGAGTATTCTTTTGACTCCGGTTTTAACTTAGACATTTCGTCTATAACCCGATCAATCTCCTTCTCAAGATTTGTTCTTTTGTCTCTGTTGGTGAATATCATTTCGCCTTCCCCTTTCAAAATTTATTATTTCTATTATAACATGCGTTTTTATCGCGAAGAAAAGAAGAAGCCTAAGCTTCCTCATTTTCTAACATTTTTAAGATTTCATCATCTGAATATCCTTCTAATCTCAATTTAGCGATTTTAGGTCCGATTATTGCATTCAGCACCATTACTCTCATCCCCTCCGGGGTAAGCACTTTTGGTACATATTTTTTAATAATCTCCTTACTTTTCTCTAATTGATCTTTATTTATATTCATGACAATCCTCCTTATAATATTTTCATTATAAGGCATGTTTTTCTTGCGATTCACACTAAAAACAGCATAAAAATGGTCAAAAATAAGGCAAATCGCCGTAGAGGCCTCTAGAACGCCCGTCATTGAATTTTAGTCTTTTTCACGACTAATAAGATTAGGACGAAAATAGAGGCCCCTTAAAATGGCGTATAGAACGTCGTTTTTCCATAAGGCCCGTTTTTACTCGTTTATTTCGGGTAAATCGGTGGCAAAACTGGTAAGAAGCGAATAAATACCCGATACAGCAGATACCGAGAGGACATATGGCCATTGAACTTCATTTAAAGCGGCTCCAACAGTAAACATACCAAGTGCTGTTTGTGCAAAGGTTCTAACCGCACGGATGCCAGCGGCATAAAACCATGTAAGATTCATTTTTTTTCTCATATTTATCTCCTTATTTAGTAATAACAACAGTGTTACTGGCCGCGTCCCACGTTACATTTATACCGACGGCTCTAAGTGCCACAGCGGGTATATACGTAGTGTCGCGTCCGTCGACTTTCAAAACCGTGGATTTTTCCACTTGGTTTCCATTCATAGCGACCTTGACCTCTTGAATATTCATTCCAACTTGCATTTCTTCACCCATCCTTTTCATAAGTCTAGTTTTAAAGTCTATCCATTTACTTTCGTCGTTTACGAACGGGGCAGGACATATCTTCCCGGTTACATCATAATGCCTCAAACAATGATTTATATCAACCCCATGTTCGGCCATCTTCATACGGCCTAACTCAACAGCATTGGCGATCGTAGCCTCGGTAAAATAGTAATTCCCGTTAGTATCTCGCTCACTACAGATCTCAATTCCTAAACTATTTGCGTTGCGACAATCCGGATGTACATAACGTCCGGACTCACTTCCACAATGCCAGGCAGTATCTGTATCTTTTACACTACAAGTCGCACTGTCCTCATCTACGAAATAATTAGCCGAGGCATTTAGATTTGCATCATTTTCAAAATAATTCCCGTTATTTTCGTCCGTAGCCCCGTTGTTCGCGTCATAGTGAAACACGATATATTCGATCGGCCGTGTCCTACCTTTTCTATAATTGGTGGGATTGGCTAAATCTTGTTTTATTGTAAGCATATTTACTCCTTTCTAAAGCGGTCCTACCTCAGTTGTTGAGGTTGATGTCGCTTCAACATTCTTTATATTTTGTCGGTAATCGGTATAACTTTTTAAGGCCTGTACCCCGCCACCACCGACGATACCAAATATTAAACTTCCCAGTATATTTGATATGCTATCCAAAACATATTGAGTGACGATAAAACGGGTAAAGACAGTGACAAATATTAGGAGGGTATAAACGACGAGCATAATAGCAAAACCGCTTATGATAGCAGACGTACGCTTCTCATCGATTGAGAAGAGATCCTTCCACATATGTATCACCTACCTTGGCAAACTCTGGATATACCAGACAAAGAACAGAGCTAGTATACTAATTAATCCTCCCGCTGCCCCTAACACCTTCCAGTATAAGGCCTGGGCAAATATCATCCATTTATCAATTGTCTCTACCAATTGATCCATTTTATCATATAATAAATCTATTCGTCCATCGTCTTTTGCGTCCTTCACTTCCAGAGTCCTCACTCTACCATCAAGGTCATTAAATTTATTTTCTGTCCTCTCCTCAAAAGATGACATTCCCAACTCCCCTCTCAATAAAAATTACACGATCTCGTTTAACTTAGTTCTTAAAATATTAAAATCAGTACATATAATATTGCTACTATCTGTCTTATCAGATATACCTGTGCTGTTATGCCCTCCTATAGCATTTTTAACGGCATTAAATTGGGAAGGTAGCATATTACCACCTTGAGATACAAAATTTAATCCTGGGTCGGTCCAACCTTTATAATCCCAGACGTCTACAATATTTTGTATAAGGGCATTCCATTCAGTCGCTGCTACGTACATCTCAGTAATGTTCGCGAACGTCTTTTCCACGCCTAAAGTTGGAGAGGGATCTCCCCTCGTCCACTTAGCATACGTCCAATCGAACGTATCAGGTCTAAGATCCTCAGGAGTTGCGGTTACAGTCGCACTAAGACCCGAATAGAAGTATTCTCCGCCTTCGTACGCAAAAGCTTGACAAGCGAAGTCGTATGCAAGACCGTTCGTCAACCCTGAGAAGTTAGCACTGATTGTTGAACTGGTATTATAAACAGTGCTGTCTTCTATCCAGGTCCCGCCACTAAGTCTATGCCAGAATTTATACCCATCCAAATAAGTATACGAAGCAGGTCGGTTCCAAGTAACATCAACCTCACCATTACCTGGAGTATTACTGTTGTTAGTAGGAACACCAGGTGTAGGGTCTACAGTGGAAATATAACCATATGCATGGTCTGAATCTAAATAGTTTCCGTACGTATCCACCGCATAATATTCAACCTGATACTGTGTATCTGGCACCAACCCGCTCCATGAGAAGTCACCGGTACTGTTATATTGGGTCTGTCCATTACAAGTAGCATAGTACCGGTTAGCATGAGATACGGGCGCAATTGAGATGGATACACCGGTTGGGGTTGATCCGTACGAATCCAAATATGGCGTACTTAATTGTGGTAACGGATCAGTTGTAAATCCGATCGTATCCATCCAATATGGCACCCCAGCCCAAGTTGCCGCACCATCCGCAGTATAATATGAATCTGCGGCTAATCCACTAATATCGTGGTACGTGCTATTGTTCGTATTTACACTGGTCCAATAATGATACTCCCCGTTAACCACCACCACAAATTGATCGTACTGATTGGCGGGATTAGAGAGACCTGCTATCGTGATTCTGACCGTATGGGCTGTAATATTACTAGCTGATAAATAAGCCATTTATTTTACCCCCATTGAGCGTGTAGTCCGGTAATACTCTCGGCATATTGAAAATTTATATCCCCGTTAAGATAAGTTGTTCTGCCACCCGTGCCAATAATTAAATTTCCATTATTTGGAATTAAACATAAAGCTCCTCCTAATAACTTTAATCCCCCTCGTTCTTGCCCCTCAAAATAAACAAGTAAATCGGACCAATTATTACTATCTAAAACCCAACCGTGGAGCTGATTACTGGCATTGTAACATTTGAATCCGGTTCCGGCTAGAACTATTCTATTATTATTTGCACCTGCTGTTTGTACCGTATTACCAGTTATAGTACAACTTTCAATCGAAGTACCCGATATCTTTGTACTCTGAATATATCCTGGAACATCGGGTATAGTTGGCGAATTTAAAACTTTAGACCAATCAATTGTAGCATTTACTCCCATTGCCACATTACCACCAACAACTAAACTCTCAATCTGTGCAGCGGTAATTTTAGCAGTAGAAGTGATAATATTTTCAGCTTTAACTGAACCGGCAACTATTTCTTGAGCATTTAAAAGATCAATCAATGCTTGATCAGCTAACAAACAACCGGCTCTTACAGTATTAGCAAGTAATAAATCACCGGTAAAACCTACGCCAGTTCCGAAAGTTCGCCAATTCCATGTTGGAGGAGATCCTGTTTTTTCCTTAGCAATAGCCATCATTCCAGGACCAATATATAACCCTCCGTAATCAGGACTGGCTTCATCAAGATTCTCGAACAGCAACCCTTTTCCCTCAATAACTTGGGCTGTAGCATAACTACCACTGGCTATCAATTGGTTTTGTAGAGTATTTATAACCCCCTCAAACCATGCCGTGCTGACCTTCATACTACCATCCTGAGTAACCAATTGACTCTTCATATCCCTTAACTGCGATAATTCATTTTGTATCCCGGGTCGGAAGTTAGCTAGGGTCACTCTTGATTTCCAGGGTTGTTTTGGGTAGCGTTCGTACTCTAATATACGTGCTTGGACTGCGATGTTTAAGTCCTCGTCAAACACCATACTCTCATCCCCAAGGGTAAAAGCCTCCAGGGGACCATATTCGTCCAAAGCCTTCAGTTCCAAGACCTCACCCTCATAACTTACATGCGGGATTTCCACAGTTGCAAGATGGGTGACGCCAGCTGTATATAACTCGTCCGGATCGTCGATGTCAAAGTGCACCGAAGCAGTCTTAGGACGGCGGTAATTTGCAATATACTGGCTATCAATATATTTTAGACCATTACCTTCAATCGCGTCTTCGATTGTGAGTCCATCGTTCCCATAAACGTACAGACGGGTAATAAGGCCACTCGTATCCTTCGTACGTCTGATGGATTTGATATTCTTACGATACCGGAATTGAATATTAGGTACTGTAGAACCCCGATGCGTCAATAAGTTAACAGTAAAATTATCAGCCTTTACTTCTCCGCCTAATAGACTAATGAGGTCATTGGTAGCTTTAATAGGATTAACGTCCTCAAATATGGGGGCATTATCCTCCGTGACAGTCCCGGTAACGTCCACAGTACCTACACTATGATCAGTCCCTGCTAATATTTGAGTTAGAGTAACCGTAGCTGATGATCCTGATGTAATCTCAAGATATTCAATGTAGTCATCCAAAAGCAGAAAGAAGATATGTTCGCAGGTTACATCGCAGACTATTTCTCCATTTTCCTTACGAGCGTCAGATATAGTTCGAATGACAAAGAGCTGTCCCTCTACTTTTACAATATTCTCCTCCACAATATACTGCCATTTTGGATCGTTGACAGGAAGAGTAAAAGTTAGAGAATACTCGCCATTGAGAACCTCTCTGATAAAAAAGTTATCATTAACATTCTCCAGAACAGCTAGACCATATCCCAGAAAAGAGGTCTCTAACTTGTCGTATACTATGGGATAATTCAAATGAATCACCTCCTAGGGCTCCCTACCGTTTGATAAGGAGCCCTATTAGATTTTGTTTAACTCTTTAACGATTCCACCAATTCGTCTACGGTGGTAGGCTTTACTGGTGTTGGTATTTCTTTGAGGGGTACCTTAATCTTTATCATTGCACTACCTCCTCGTTGAAGAATAAGGCGTAGGCTCGTACGTTGCCGCGTTTACCTTGGGTCTCATTAAATACAACCGTAAACACATCGTAATCTATAAAAGCATTTGCTACGATGTTGATGTCTGCCTCCAGATATAATTTACGCGCTCCAACCGGAACGTCTAATTGGATCTGCTTCGTACGGCAAGCACCGTTGGGTTGGATAGATACGAGTTTGACCCCGGTATCCGCTTTGTGCTCCACCCATTCAAGATCAAGATCCTCTGCTGTTAGGAAGCAGTCGGCTATGCAGTATTCGAATCCGAGTTCCTGAGCGATTAATGTAAACTTTTGAGTAATGATTTCTTCTACAGTAAATAACTCGGGTTTTTCGCTGAAGTTTTTAGTTACGTCCACCATATTCGGAACCATTACTGGTTCGTACTCTAACCATTCTGTGGGAACTTGGACTTCTTGGACAAGTTGGAAGCCTTCAGGGTATTCTATAGGTATCATGACGGGAGCGTTTTCAATAAAGTTCTCGTCGTAGTCCTCATACCCTGTTAACAGGGTTTCTTCACCAGTTTCCCCATCAATATAGAGCAGATTTCCTTGTTCGTCCGTTTTTTGTATTTGTGAGGGGTAAGTTACCGTTTGAGTTTCCCAGGCTGTGGGGATTTTAGAGTCGGTGGTTTCTACGGAGGTCATCACAAGACTTGGCTCGTTGTCTACCCACTCTGACGGTACCGAAACCATCTCTCCTTCAACTTCTTCGAACGTCCAGGTAGCAACACTCTGGGGGTCTAATGTTTTACCCCCGTTTTGATCGAGGTAGATGGGGTTTCCGATAAAGTCAAACTCGGGTAGTAATTCGTACTTGGTGAAGAGAGCGTTGCCGCCCTCATCCACCTTCTGCTTCATTCCGTCCTGCTCCTGAATAACCTTACTAAGTGCGAAGTTCTCAGGTAAGTCTATGGAAGCTAGTTTATAATCGTCGATAAAGTATTTCATGGTGATTTCTCCTTATCCTTTCATTAATTGTTTAGCGTAGTAACGGATTTCTGGATAATTATCCTTATCCTTATATCCAGATTTTTGTTTAGATAATCCAGCAAACGCCAATTCATTTGCTACCTTCGTGATACTCACTCCAAAATGTTTTGCTAACCGTGGCATGCTCCATCCATCTTTACGCAATTTGATTAAAGAGCTTACATTCATAACTAAATAGGAATGGATTGCAAAGTGACACTTTCTACATACTTTCAGCATGTTATAATCCTCATTATTGTAATGGTTGCCGTCTATATGGTGGAGACTTAAACAGTCATCTCCACCACAAATAGTGCAGTCGCCTTTTACAGCATCCCTTTTTCTTCGATAATACTTTGTGCCGCTTGCTTTACCGCCGTATATCTTATTTTTATTAGAATGGCTCCCTTTTCCGCATCTTATCGGAACGTTATGCGTTTTTAATATTCTAGATATAGTTACGTGAGTGCAATTGAATTGGTTAGCTAAAACATAAGTAGAGTTTTCGTTTCCCAATTGATAAAGTTTGCATATTTCTAATTGAGTTTCTTCGTTGAACATTTACATTAATCCCCTAGTCATAATATTCGCTATTGGCGGCAAAGTGGCCTGCCAATTACCTCATAAATATCACATGAACTACTACTATTAAAACTAAATATTTGATTATCAGAAGATGAGGTAGTGGATACTATAACTAAATATATTTTATTATCTGTTTTTCTAAGAACTAAAAAGGCGAGTATATTTTGGGTTTTACCATTTACTATAATTGTATTTTTTATTTTAAAATTAGGCGAAAAGGTAAGACCCGTAGATAATAAGGCGTTAGAGTTCACGCCTCTCTGATTAACCGAGGGAACCGCCGAACTGGATAATATTTTTATAAACTGACTAATTTCTGAGGTAGAATATTGTTGAGGTAGTAAATCAACTTTTAGCAACTTACTTAACAGGCCATTTATTGTTATATCTTGTGCAATTAAATCATAGTCTTTTCCTACATTAATAGGTAATCGACTGATTAACCCTTTATAATTTGCATAGGGCGTGTTTACATATGCACCTGTTCCTAAACTAGAGACATAAGCAATTAAATCAGAGAGTATAACATCGTTTTGGAAGAAGCTGGCGGTCGTTGGGGTCAGCCCTTGGTATGGGATATAATTCACCCAACTCTTAGTCTTATGCTCGGGTCTGGCTGGGAAGTAGGTTGAGATTTCTTTGGTCTCTTTACGGATGAGTAACGGGATTATCATTGGTTTCATGTAGATGTCCAACTTGATATAGTCGGTGTAGATTGTTGACGGGGTTACGCCGTCTGAAGCATCAGTGTAGGCTAGGAAGTGGATGTAGCCTTGGTCATCCACTGTATGGGTATTAGTAGATGACGAAAGTATACGTGAAATAACAATACTTGCTGGGGTATTAGAGGCATTGCTATAACTACTCTGTATGCTATTCTGTACGGCAAACCAATTGGGGTATCCTTTATAATGCCAATCCACATATGCTTTATTTCCGCTCGGACAACTACCATAACCAGTCCAGTTTAAAATAAATTTATACATGTTTTCGTTAAACCACTGTGCTTTCTTCTTCCTAGTGGTTTTAGGTATTGGGCCGTACGTATCCTCATACTGCCTTATTACGTCAATATCAAAGGTTTGCTGAGGCCTCTCTCCCGCTACAGAGGTTGTAGTGCTCTTACATACAGCATTCAGGAGACTCACATTGTCATAGTCATCTTGAAGGAACTCCGTACCTATGCCCGGTATCTGTAGATCGGCATGACATACCTCCCTCGCTACATGACTCACACCTACTAAACTTCCTGCCACTTTACCAAGATAATCATCGCTTATTACCGCCCAATCATCCCTACGTGGGTTGTCGGGCACCAGACAATCATATCCTGTCGGCACTTTCAACTCCACTTCGACGTTGCAGTAATCAGTGTAGATGGTGGAGGCGATGCCCGCGGAGGCGGTTATGGTTGCGTAGAGGGTGTAGACTTCGATGGTGTCTCCGGCTGTCTGATCTGTGATGTCATCTACGTCTAAGAAGTCGGCATCGATGACTGTTACCTTTCTTAGAGCGTTACCTCTGGACGTGTTGCGTATCCAGTCTCCTGTGGACAGGCCATGTGCTGTTATTTTGATCATTCCAGCAGTAGTACCAACTTCTGCGGTACCGTTAGCCTGCTTATGGAATTTCTTAATAGAGTCTGTGGCCACTTGACCAGTGATAGAGTCGTGAATAACGTGGTTGGCGTCTGAGACGGTGGTGATGAAGCCGGTTAAGGCACGTGTGGTGTTTTCAATTAAGTCACCTACAAGTAGTGCATGAGCTACGTCTCTTAACGTGGTTGCGCCGGTCGTTCCATCTGCGGCGTCTGTGTAGGCTATGAAATGGATAAAACCGGATTTGTCAATCCTATACTGGAGATTAACGCAAACTCTTGATACTTTTGCTATAACCCCTGTAAGATTAGTAGAGGCTGGGGAATCGTAGGATGGAACAGTCAAACCTGGTAAATATTCAACAACATACGCTTTATTCCCCGCCACTCCAGCAACGGGACAACTGCCATATCCCCACCAGTTAAAGATTATCTTACTGGTGTTGTCTTTTATCCATTGGACTTTGTCTACTGCGGGGATGGGGCCGTGTTTGTCTTCTATTAGGCGGATTAGATTTATAGAGTTTAATAATTGTGGAATCTGCCCATTAACAAAACTACTAGCACTAGCTGAAACATTGTTCAATTGTGTAACCCGGTCATATCCTCCACTATTCCATAACTCAGATACAAATTGTACAGGTGTTTTAAGTACAGATGCCTCATCAACTCCACTAGAACTTATTTTAATTACATGCGGACACTCTACCACACTTCCACTTATCTTATTAGTAAAATCATCTCTCACGAACGGTGTAACACCTGTTACGAACGGCACCATCTTCTTCCCCTTCACCTCACCCTGCAAAGTCTCAGTTGCGAACTCAGTGATCGCACCTTGACCTGCGTACTGATTGAGGCTGTAGTCTATCCAGATATCCTGATTAGTTAGTCCATTCGTAGCCGATAGTGTGAAAGTGGCTTCGTTCGTACCCAGATTAGACCATGTACCAGCTACTCTACCCTCGATGTTGTATTTGCTGGCAGACGTAGGAGATACTGCGAAGGTGCCGTAGGCTTTCTTAGTTGCTCCTTCGTAGTCTGTGATTAATACATTCTGTCCTGCTCCAGGGCCTTCTGTCTGTTTTACATAGAAGCCGTTGTAGTAGTCATCTACAGCACTGGCGTCTGCTTGTAAAGTAATATACGTAGATGCTCCACCTTGGGCTGTTTTATCAGTTACTAGGGAGAATTTTGAGATTGGTACGGAGGTGGATGCTGTGGTTTCTACTAAAATATGGTATCCGGCATAACAGGTTAGACTACCGCCACCCACCCAAGATACAGTAATAGTTTTATTTATAACGTCTACGGACGTAATGGTTAAAACTACGGAAATACTATTATCCCGAATGTCCACTCTCTGTAAAGTATCGCTAACTGCTAGTTTGCTAACATCGTCTACTTTCATCACTATAGGTGATGTTCCTGTAACATCCTCTATTATTTTGCACGACGCTGTATCCCCATCAATAACCCCCGACACAACCTCCCCAGCGGCACCCTTCACCTTAATAGTGTCACTCGCACTCCACACGCCAGCTACACCAGCAGTTGTACTTGCGGAGACAGGTGCGGCAGTAAGGCCTGTGCAGGTGCCGTTGTCTATAGCGATGTTTAGCGTAGCATCGTTAGCCAGTCTTGCTCGGTCTGTTAGCACTACATCTGCCCCAGTGCCTGAGACTGTGAAGTTGGATTTAATGTCGGGGTCTAAGGAGAGAGCGGTTCTTGCTAAATTAGCGGTTGACGCTGGGGTTTGATCGAACCAATTAGGAAAAGCTGTTAAACATTGTAATTCTGTAGTTAATTCATTTCCTTCTCCATATTTTTCGGTTAAATCGATTAATGCTATATTGCTTAAAACGATAGTCCCACTGACTACCATATTTGCTATCCATAAAGAAATTTGATCGTCAGTTCCTGCGTTATCAGTAACTGTAAATACTCTAGCATGTTTCCCAACCGTGGAAGTTAAACTTAATTGGTTACAAAAATCGTTACCACTTAAACCGCCTAATAATAATCCTCCAGATGATAACGTATTACTTACTACTGTGTAAAGTAATACCATTTTATGTGCCGATTTAGCATTATCTACCCATAAATTTGATTCTCTTATACAAGTATTAACATTATTTGCAGTTATTGATACTACGCCGCTGGCTATGGTAATAGTTCCGTCTTTTATCCAATCAATATCTGCTAAAAAATTACCGTTAATTAAATAATTTATAGCTGGAACATTCACCTCCACCGTCTTCGGACTCCCACCCATATTAGCGCTCGTTACAGTCACTACAGCGTTACCTGGAGTAGTTATATCCCCTACCACCGTAGCAGTCTCGACCTGTTTAGTACCTGTACCCACTACGCCTCGGGAAATACCTAGATCGTGGTCGATGTCATCGGCCTTGGCTACGGAGGAAGTGGTCTGGCCTGTAAGTGCATCAGAGAAATATTGTCTTTGAGTGGTGAATGCTGGGACTACTCTGGCGTAGCCTTGGGAGATGTCTGCTGGGAATACTGAGCCGGGGAATTGGGGGTAGGAGGTTCCTCTGTCTGTTAGAGAGACGTGGAAATCAGATATTGTTCCGATGTAACCGTAAGTAGCAGAGGCTTCTCCTATTTTAGCTATCGCCATCAAACTTAAATTTAATACCGTAGCTGTCGTATAAACAATAACACCATTAATTATAATGTCTAATCTAGAAGTAGTTACTCTTATACTAACGTGCGTCATTAATGAAATAGGTTTGGGTATAAAAGTATTGGTAATACGATTAGCTCCGTTGCCGTTAAATATATCAAAATTTACAGCTGTAGTTTTTGCTATACCAATAATATTTCCCCCTGTATTGATCGACAATATATACCTTAGATTACTGCCTGTACTCCACATCTCCTCCGTATTAAACCAAGCCTCAACCGTAATAGCACTCTGTCCAGCAGGAATAGCACACCCGATATACTTCCCGTCCTCAAGCTTTACTCCCATCCCCGTAGCACAGGGTTTAAATGTTGGGGTGGTGATATTAGTAACGAGTGTTCCATTTTCAGCAGTTAAACTACCATCCAGTGAAGCATAACAGGCAGTATACTCATCCACTACTGACTTCGGCACGCCATGATAAGTGGCCAGCATGGTCTTACCGGCTTTGGTGGTGAGGTTGTTGGTGAACAGGGACTCGACTACCTGAGCTTGGAGGGTTCGATAATCGAAGCCGGTGAGAGAGACGTTATGGGCTAACCAGACTATGTCGGACTTGTCAATTATGTTGGAGTAGAGAGCGGAGGGAGACGGAGTCGTTAACATATGAGCCCTGCTACCGACAAAAGTATCAACAGATACTCCGCCATTAGTTTTAACTATGGTGACTATTACTTGAGTAGCAGACAAGATACTATCCACTCTAAATCTTCTGTCATAGGAAGTGTCCATATAAACATCACCCACAACAATCCCGGTGGTTGAAACTAAAGTGAATGTGGTAGTTAACCCGACAGACATGCCCGTTACATCAGACGCTGAGGTAGTAACAGTAAAATAATCCCTCGCTCCACACGGATTGGCCGCACTGTATCCAGCGTTGTTCCTGCGGCGGACTTTGAACATTGGTATGGCGTAGACGTAGCCGTCGGCGGTGGCTAGGGTGGATTTGGAATCAGAGTTACCGTTGCCTGCTATATATAAACCCGTATCACTTAAAGCTATCTTACTTGCTACTATTCCTGTATCATTTCTTTGTTTATTACAAGCAAATCTACTATAATAATTAATAGAGGGAACACTTATATTTCCACCCTGTGCTAAAATCACTTGGTTATTATTCGTCCAAGCATCTAGTGTAGTTACGTCTTTGGTAAAACCATCCAAAACATAAACACCAAAATCCACCCCGGCAACCTTCCGTTTCCGCCACTCAACAACTCTCTCGGGGTAAGTACAGGTATGGTCAGCAACCTCGCCAGTACCACGATAACCGTTCTTATATACAGTATCACCGACGACCTTGTCTACAAACCACATCTCGATGAAACCTAAGTCCCAACGTTCACCAGAAGTAGGGGGATCATCGAATATCCATTCCAACCCAGCGTTCGTACCATCGTTGAGATTTACACGGTAGCCATTAATGAAGGCCACGAACGATTTGGTTTGGAAAGCATTCATCTGAGTGGTAGAATATAAACTATTCACCAGCGAGCATCGGTTCTCATTAACCGCTAGAGACTTAGTTTTTGTACTGGCCCATTCGACGTCCAAAGCCTGTATACCGGACGGAGTCTGCTCACGGACAAGGGCTGCTGTAGCCTCCCTGATAAACAACGCGGCATTACCAGCTGAGGATGAGTCCAACTCAGCAGCCTCTAAACGTGCGTCTAAGGTGTCGAACGTAATATTCTTCCTAGCAGACTGTCTAGCGTTTATCACTTCACTATCAACAGTGACTCCAG